CGCAGCATCCCAGGTTTCAGTAGTGCTGGTACTAGCCACGGTTATTTCTCCTTGTTACATTTATTCAAATCCAAGGCCCTGTAACTTGGACAAGACCTCGTTGTCGGTTAATGCCGATCCGTCTTCGGAGGCGTTGACCGATGCGTTGGCCCGCACTGCATTTTTGGCTCCCCTGCGCGTCTGCTTGTTGGCGTCCCGCAGGGCATTAGCATTGCTGGCTGTAACACCAGCCACCTTCTCATAGGCCTCTTTTACGGTGTAGGGCTTGCTCGTATTGGGGTTGAGATGAGGATTCCCTCTACTGTCGTTGGACATGAGACGAAGCATCTCAGGGGTCCACTTAGGATTTCTCACATCTTCCCCGTGGGCTTCTACAGCTTCGGCCACTGCCGTGTTCGAGCGGGACACGGCCTGCTGCCGAATATGGGTGTTTATGCTCGGCAGCGCCGCCTCGCTTTTCTGGATGCGCTGTAACAGATCGTTATAGCGACCTTCCAGTTGAGCAAACTGCTGCTGGGTGCGCTGCTCTACATAGAAGTCCATAAAGTCCATCGCCTTATTTTCTTCTTCTGTAGACTGCGCCCGCAGCTGTGTAACCGCATCCATCTCCTGCTGCGGTGCGGCTACGGCCTGCACTCGATCCGCCCATTCGCCCTGCGTCCTGCGTAACTCGACCTCCCGAGCCTCTTGAGAGCGCCTCTGGTCGGCCAGGTCTTGCATTTTGCGCGTATAGTCGGCCTGCTGGTTTTTCACCGCCTTCAAGACGGGCTGGTACTGATCCGGCACCGTAGACGGGTCCACTCGGGCCCAATCCACCGTGTCGGGGTTGAACGCCTCGGCATTGCTCGACTCAGAGTGTCCACTTCCATCCGCAGAGGATCCAGCAGGAGTATCTTCGGGGAAAAGCTCTACGGCAGTGCTGTCCGCAGTCTCTCCCGAGGATTCCGCTGAAGTGTTCTCATTGGGCGAAATGGAGTCCAAATCCAGAATAGCTTCGGACATGGTTTATTCCTCCAGTTGCTGTTGGGCGGCGGCAACGGCCTCGGCGGGGGTTCCACCATACGACCATACCGGCCCTTCAGCCTTGGTTTCAGTGACTTCCGACGCTATGTGGCAGCGCGATCCTCCCACGGGGTCGGCAGACTCGATGACCTTATATTTCTTTAACAGGGCCTGCTTATGACTATAGTCCTTCACTACGCACCCAAAGCCTTCGTGCCACTTGCCATACATGCCCGAGTGGTTTTGATGGAGGAAGTTGCCCCGCGAGAAAAGCATCGTAGCGATGCCGCCGCACTCGGAGCAATATATCTTCCGCCGCACCTCACGATGGCTCCCAAAGGCCACATCCTCATGGAAATGGCCGCATTTGTTACACTCAAAGTCGTGAAATAGCATTTAATTTTGTCCCGGTGCCCGTTGCAGCTGCTGCGACATCTCCTGCGCGTTGGAGCGCACCATAGAGATGATGTTGCCCTCCTCGCCACCCCGCTCGCGCACCTCTTCGGACGAGGGCGCTCCTCCTCCGCCGCGCTGCGCTCCGCCCTGCTCCTTCTGCGCGAGGGCCTGCTGATGCTGCTGTATATGCTGCTGCGCCAGCTGTAACACCTGCTGCTGCTGCTGCGGTAACAACTGCTGCATCTCCGGCAGCGTCTGTATCTGACTATGTATCTTCATGTGAACCTGGTGGTTCTCGTCGGGCGTCACGTTGGGATTCGATCCCCGCAGGAGATAGGCCACGTTCTCCATGCTCGCCAGCTTGGTGGCGTCGGCGTCGGTGGGGGCCAGGTATTTCTCAGGGTCGCTCACCTTGAAGGCTTTGAGCAGTCCCTTTATGGCCTCCATGCGGTTTATCTCAGGCAGTTGTATCGTATAATTAAAAAGGGCCAGGGCATCCTCGCGCTCCAGCTGCTCCGTGATTGGCGAGGTGCTGCCCGCGACCACATCTATCTTGAAGCGCACCCGCAGCATGTCGATGCTCACCGCCTCGTATACGGGGTCGGCCTCGTTGTGCGCCACGTTGATCAAAAACTCTTCAGGGGTGTAGCGGGCGTCGGCCATCATGCGGAGGGTGTTATGGACGGTGACCTTGTAACAATCCGCTACCCGCATCTGCATCCACTCGCGGTTGAGCTGCCCGAAGCTGGCGATGAGGGAGGCCTCGGTGGCGGTGCGCTTGGGGCCGCCCCCCATAGCCATCTGCGACACGTTGAGGGCCTGCTCCTCGTAGGAGCGAGCGTCGTTCTCTATGCCCAGCTGATCCGGGGGCGGGTTACCGAAGTCAAGAGCTTTGAAGGAGGCCTGCGGGTCTTCGACCCATATGATGTCGCCATCGCGTCCCTGCTCCAGGGTCTCACCGATGTCGGCGTTGGCATCACGCTCACGACGAGACCCTAAGACAGTGCGGGAGAAGCGTTTAAGGAGGTCGGCGCGGCGCGAGACGCTCTCGACAATGAGCTTCTGCGTGTCCTCGGCATACGCCATCGGAGGCATCCCATAGAAAGACTCCTGCGTCTGATCGAACTGCAACGCATAGTAGGGGAAGCCGCCGCGTGTGAGATAGCCCCCCTCGGGCTCGAACTCGCCCGTCATCATCGGCTCGCCCGTGAAGGGATCGGGAGCCGTGATGGGCCGCATCGCCAGCATGGGATGGTCTATCTCTTCTATGGGCTCGCGCACCGTCTCGGCAAAGGTTATCCGCTTCTTGTGCATACGGTCATGGATCTCATAGAGGACCGTCATCTTGCCTTGCGACTTGGCCTCGGTGACCGCCTCGTTCTCCTCGCTGACGCCGCTGCTCTCGACATCGTAGAGGAGGGTGTCGGCGCTGCTCTCCTCATCCACGGCTTGTATCTGCCGCCGGTTTTCAAAGCGGGGGTCGTCGCGGACATATTCGAGGGGCACCATCATCTTCTCGATGATATAACGAGCATGGGAGAGCCGGTGGGGCGGCGTCAGCGGGTCGATGAAGACATTAAAGGGGTTGACGCGATGCACATAGGGAAAATCATCCGAGAGGGCGTCATTGACTGTGTAGGGTGCTACGATGTCGTCGTCGCCAGGCGGGTTATAGCCGAACTTAAGCCACCCCACATCGCAGAAGAGCGCATCGAAGATGACCTGCTGCACCTCCGCCTTGGTGTCCATCTGCTCCAGGGCCGCATTGGCTACCCGCTCTAAAATGTCGGCAGCGAACTCCCTGTTGGGTTCCTCGACATGAAAGAAGACATGGGGGTAGTTATAGCTTATGCTGGCGATGATCTGCCGCGAGAGGGGATAGAAGCGCGAGATGCGGATGGTCTTATCCTTGGGCAGCCCCGCCACCTCGAAATCCATCTCATAGGCTTTGAGGAGCCTGCGCCATAGCTTATGGCGAGCCCGCATCCACACCTTGGTGTTTTCAATGGCTCCGCGCCAGAAGTCAACGTCGTTCTTCTTCATCCTTCACCTCGACGCGGGCTTAGGCGTCCCATTGAAGCCATACGAGCTGCTTTTCTTGCGCTTGGAGCCCCTCTTCACCGCCTTGCCGGTCTTCGCGGCCTCTTTTTTGGCGGCGGCCTGACCAGCAGGGGTATAGGAAAAGTGTTTTCCGCCTACCTTGGGCATTATTTGGTCCCTTTGCCCTTTTTCATCAGGTCGGCCTTCGGCCCTACGGGCTTGACGCGCTTGGCCCCCTTGGGCTTGCTGCGCGTAGGCTTGGGGGTGCCATTAAATGATGCCATGCTGTCCGTCCTCATTATGCCTACGGGAAAAAGTTGCCCGTAGGTCGTGGTCAGGCTCATGCCGTATCGTACCGGCCCTTCTTGGGGGTGCCTGCCGCCAGCGAGTCCAGCGCCTGCTGCGCCGTGCCCTCGTAGGCCACCTCGGGAGCGGCGGCGTGGGGTTTGTAACAATGCATCATGGCGTAACGCCATTCATCTGCGGCATGATCCTCGGCGTGGGTGTCGAGGTCTTCGGGGTTGCGCGGCGAGCGGGGCAGCGTCGGCACCGTCCGGCAGAGGGCGTCGTTCCATCCCGCAAAGCAATAGAAACGCTCGTTGATGAGGGCGTCGTTACAAACTCTCCACCCATTTATACGATCATTATTCGCTCTTGTCAACCATAATCCCTTCTCTCCGAACACATCAGCGGGGCTGCGGTTCATCGCCTCACTCAGCCGCCGCTTGACGAAAATACTCGGATCGGCATAGATAGCCTGGGGACTCCGGCCCCCGGTGAAGGGGCATCCTTCGATGGCGGTGGTAATCGCCTCGGCATGTTGCGAGGCGGAGGCGTTGCCCCGGTAATATTCCGTAACACGATAGACGTTATCGTCGTGATCGACGGTATACAGCCCAAACGAACTAGGAGCCGACTCGCCATAATCGAGCGCCCCGAAGAGGGGCCAGTGTTCCGGGATGTTGAAGGAGGGCACCTGGACCTTCTCGCCATGCCAGTTGGCGAAAAAGGCCCCGACCATCGCATCCCAATCGCCTGCCAGCCACGCCTGCACCAGCTGCTCGTCGCCCACCGCCTTCAAACGATCAATATAACCCGGATCGCTTTGTAACAATACTCTGTTGTCTGTAACAAGACTACGGATATACATCCGCGTCATCTTATCGGACCCCGTGACCAGGTGGCCCTCCTCGGCGGCATCGACAAAATACCGCTTGACCTCATTATGACCGGGACCACCGGGGTTGCCCGTCACCCGTATCCGCTTCACCGGCACGTCATGCGCCGAGCGCAGGCAGGCCTTAAGCCGGTGATACGCCTTGAGGTTGGGCCAGGAGCCCATCTCGTCCCAGCCGATCCACGTATACTGGTGGCCCTGGTAATGATCGGCGTCCAGCTCGGTCTCTATATGCCGCAGCTTGAGGGTCGCCCCGCCCGGAAAATGCCAGGTATGGGAGCCGACCTTGTATTCCGCGTCGGGGAACATCTCGAAATAAATAGCCCGGCTGCGATCTACGATCTCGTCCAGCTCAGGGTAGGTCCGCCGGAACAAGACCCCCCGCCAATGCTCCCCATACTGCTGAATGTCGGCGGCGAAGTCGCCCAGGAGGAAGTCCGTCTTCCCGCCCCCGCGAGCCCCACCAAAGAATATCTCATCGACAAAAGAGGCCCGTATCGCCTTCTCCTGGGGTCCAGGCTGGGGCAGCCAGCTCATGCCGACACCTCGAACTCAGCCTCCACCGCCGGAGCCTCGGGCAGGGCCGCCACCATCTGCTCATTTTGCTGGATCCACTCCGCATAGGTCTCCGCCCTCGGCGGGACATTCGGCCCCTTGACCTCCACCGTATGCTCGATCTGAATACGGTCATCGCCCACCTCCTGCCGTATCTGCTCCAAGACCTTCAGCCGCAGCGAGATACGAGGCTCCGGGATATGCTCGAACATCGCCGACAAGACCTTGACCCGCTCCTTGCGATCCGCCAGCTTGACATCCGAAAAATCCCGCTGGTAGATCCGCAGCTGCTTCTGATACTCAGCCTGGAAGTCATCGTCGGCCCGCCAGTAGTTCACCGCCTGCTTCGTCACCCCCAACTGCTGAGCGATCTGCGCGGTGAGGCGGCTTTTAGAGAAGCGGTCCAGAATCAACATCTGTATCGCCTCCTGATGCTTGGCCTTGATCTTCACCTCAATAACTCCATACCGTAGGCCTGGGGCCATGATACTCGACATTGCCCAGGTCATCCAAATGCAAGAAACGCCCGTGATCATCCCCCCCCTGATCCACCCCAATCCCCGTAAAACCCAACTCCAATGCCATACCCAACACCTGATAAGCTCGCTCGCCCCGGCACACCACATCCACCGCCCGGCCCATCGTATGCGTCCCAGGACGGTCCTTGGCCGCCTCCACCGGATGCGACTCCGAACGATAGCCCGAGCTGATCACCAAAGACCCCACCGCGTCCCGCAACGACTGCAACCGGTCCAGGAAAGACTCGTCCATAACACAAGCCCCCGTATGCGAACACTTCAACTCGCCAAAACTAAAGTTAGGCCACCGCTCCCGGTCAAACGAAGCCTCCGTGAAACTGGTCATCTACAAATCCCTGGAACCCTATCTTCAAATAGTGATAAGGATGCGCCATTAGGCACTTTAGGTTTTGGCATATCAGAGGGGTGCAATCTCAGTGCAATCAAGCCGCCTTTTGTTTCACCATCTGGAACAAAACCGGCTTTACGATAACATCTACCCCAATCTCTTTTTTTTCTAACCTTTTCAGTGTTTATAAAAGTGATCATCCCCAATTTTGGTGTAATAGGGTACTTCCAAATGGTTGCAGCTACGCCATCTCGTATAAGTAGGCTACTTAGAATATCCCCCTCATT